GGGTTCAGCCGAAAAGGGTTTGACAGTGAAAGCGTCAAAATCGTAGTTGTTGTGTTTTTCCCATGGTCTAGCAGCATAGCGAACAGGTCTTTTCAAACATACAGTGACATCAAAAATAGGCAATTCGTTGAGTCTATCGAAGTAGGTAAGTTTGCAATTTTCGCGTGTTATCGGATAATTGTCAAATTCCACGTCGGTATCGTCAACGACTCGTATATTAGCGATCACTGGGTTGTTCAAGTCACCGTCAGTAGTTCCGGAATATGTCAGCAACGTACAGTACGGCGAGATGTAAGCGCACTTAGAACCAACGCAGATCACAAAAAAGTTGTGTAATCTGCCACTACGCGGAATGTATCCGGCGGCGATGTTGTCACCCACTTCAGTACGATACGTGTCAGCAATCGAATGAGTGTGCAATGTATGAATTTGACGTATGGCGCCAGGTAAATACAAAAGATGGGCGCACAAAGTCACTTTTTCAAAAATGCCGGTACGCAACTTGATTATAGTAGGGTCGCCGCAACCAGGAACGGTCGGGCAATCGCCGCCATAACCAAGCAACGTCTCGACAACGACGAAGCAATTGAGATTAGTGTTCAAGCGGCGTGGGTCGACGTAACCACTTAAAAGTTTTCCACTAGCGTTTAAATCGTCAAGCAATTTGAGCAGAATATTTTGATCGACCGCAGTAAATTGTTTGCGAGGCAAAGTATTAGGCGTAAACAAGAACGTGTCTGTAGTAACGCACAAATCAAAGCCGGGCAAACGCAATATTGAGCCGGATGGAGGTTTCAAGTCATCATTGATGACTGTAGTAGCTGAGCAAAAGCCGACGAGCAATAGCAGGGAAAACATTTTAGTGGTAATGAACGGAAACGGCGCTTAACCCGCTAATAATCAATTTTAGAGCGAGAAGGATCAATGCAAAGTGTATCTCCTGGAACAACGAAAAACAATGAATGAAAGAATTGTTTGTCCATAATAGCAGAACGAATGCTCATCAACAAAGAAGATGCGCTTGAATAATACGCATAACGGTCTTCGATGGCGACTTGCATAAGTTCGTGCACGGATGTGTATTCGTAGTCTTGAGTCAAATCGCACAATGAAATGCGAAATTCTTCGCAATGATCGTAATTGGACAACGCAGGAGTGGCGCACTTCAAAAGCATCTTGAAGGGATCAGGAATGAAGAACCAGCCATCAGCATCGCAGATCAAAAACTTGGAGCAAAAATAATACGAATTCGAGAAATCGAATATTTTTGCTTCAAGATTAAAGTCTCGATGAAATTTGTCCAGACTGCCGTTGATTGTGGTCTTTCCGAAGATCAAACTGTCGTCGCCAGAGAACATAGCGTATTTCACGTCGTGCAAGTCGTAAACGTTAGAAAGAACAGCCATCAAGAAAATCGTGTTGAATAAAAATGTCATAGCATCGCCGCTAGTTCTTTGCGGGTCCAACACGAATGTATTCTTGTTGACTTGGTCTTTTACGAATTTCTTGACGTGTGAATAATACCAGATGTCAATGTATTCTTGCGGCACGCCGAACGCCTTCAATATCTTCAGTTCAAACAGCAATACAAAATGCAATTGCGATTTGTCGAATTTGGACATGTCAAGTTCAAGAACGTCGTCGTAAATAGTGAGGGTGCCAGGCGGCAATTCCTTGTTCAAAACTTCGGCAAATTCCTGAGGTGACATGTTAGAGAAAATCTTGAATTTTCGGCGCAGCAAAGCATTGGTTCTCTTGCTCAGATGAAATTGTAGAGCACACATGACAGCGTTAATGTGTTTTGGGCTGTAAACGATGGTTTGAGGGTGTTGATACTCATCGGTGTCTTCGAGTTTCATTTTTACAGTCTTTTTGATGCCCAAATCGTAACGGTCGTTATTGTCGATCCAAATAGGGACATCACCAATCAAACGGTCTTCTGTGCCAGCATCTTGCTTTTGTAGCCAATCTTGTACTCCTACTCGAGAAACGGAAATGTCGCCCATCGCTTTCAACTCGTCACGCCAATTGTCAACTAAGAAAGTAGATGTGAAGGATTGAAACAAGTTTTCAGCTGTTTCTTCTTCACATGTAAATCCCAGCAAAGCAGGCGGGTTGCAATTGCGCTTAGCGAAAGCTGACAACACTTCGCAGAATCCATTAGTGCGTTGTTTAGGGCACGGAGAATGTAATACGGGACGCAATTTGGCAAACTTGCTCGGTTGAGGTTCAGGGAACAATCCATTGAGCGTAGCATTGTCGAGATGATATTCTTGGCCTCCGGCACGAAACAGCATAGCGTCATACTCAGTATTGATGCAATACGTCTTGGGAAAGAATTCGACGATATGTGATTGTAATAACGCGTGTGTAGTGCTGTATAAGGGCATCTTGGTGCGAAACGGAACAAACGAATCATCATCGGTATCGGTCACTGGTACGATGTTTCTAACATCGATCAAGCCATTATGGAGCATAAACGCGTCAATTTTTTCAAGCGTGGCATTCTCAAGTTTTTCTTTCGATGGTTTACGTAGAATAGTAAGCGAGAATTTCTCGCCGAAGAGCTTGTGAGCATGACGCAAGATATCATTGGTTAAAATGCTATTTTTGCTCAAAATCGATGAAGAAACAATCATATCTTTCGTGCGTTCGGATCTAGCGTAGCGTACGATGTTCTCAGCAGATGTGCATTTGTCGAACGGAATGTTGGACGAAGCGCTGCCAATATCGACGTAAGTCAAATTCGAATGACGTAGCGTTTTTCCAATCATGCGTTCGTACGAAAGTTCGTATGTGCCGAATTTTTCGAGCGGATTCTTGTGGCAATCGAAATGTTCAAGCAGCTTGGGTTCTTTGACGTATTTCAAATTGTATTTCTTTATCATATTCGACAGCACATCTTTGTCGCAACGTGTGTAATAAGCAAAAGTATTCCGAGTTCTAGTCAAGCACGAAACGATCAATTTCATGCTTTTATAAATCTCAGAATGCACACTAGTGCTGTCGCGATAAACGACAATATGATCGGCTTCGCGACCTTGATAGGCCTTAATGGTAGAAACCGCAGCATTCTTTCCCATGCTCTTGCGCAATGCATCAACGTCTTGGGCAGAAAAACCGAGATACACGGTATTCTCATCACGTGGTACTTCTTGAGCGCCAGAAACTTTCTTCAACGTGATGCTGCCAACGCGACCGGACGCGGTCTGAATAACGGCATCGCGATCGCCAAGACGAGTATGCAAATTGTCGTATTCGGGAGCAACGATAGCGACGATAGACGATGGAAGTCGATAAGTGATGGTCGCTATTTTTGACACTTCAAAGATACTAAAATCTTTGGTAACGGGAGTGGCAGTGTCGATTTTGAAATCCGCTTGCAACAAATCGCCGAACATGAATATCCTAGAAGCACCGCTCGCCACGGCGACGAAAACAATGCTACCAGGCAAATTCATGGTGGCTTCATCAACATAGACTTCTTCAAAACCGTTGTAACTCTTCGGTCTAGTTTGAATTTGGTTGATTGTCGCAAACCTAAAATTGCGAGAAAGTGGGCCATGTTTCTCGAGACGTTCCTTGATTACGTTCAAACCGCTGGTAGTGGCGACAGTAATTAATGTGCGAACGCCAGGTTGTTTGCGCAGCATTTCGACGATGGTCGTAGTCTTGCCGTGTCCGGCAATGCCTTGATGGAAATAAAACGATGTTTTCTTCAATATCTGCATAGATCCGCTAAGTTCCAAGAAATTTCTCATGGTCGGAACGGCGTAAGGATGAGCAGACATTACAGAAAACAACGCAACAGTTCCAGGATCAACGCCGTTAGTATCGACAAAACCCTCGTCAGTGAAGCAAGCGACGTAGTCATCTTCGCAGACTTTTGGTTTGACGATCCAATGAATTTTGCGATCATCGCCGTTGACCATAATACGTCCGATGCCGAAATTGTAGCAAGCTTTCTCGGTTAAAGTGCGGCAAGCTTTTACGTTGTTGAAGGCTCCTGTAGAAATCCATCTTTTGTACTGATCTTTATGTTCTTGAGTGCCAACGCGAGCTTTGGCAGCGTAGTAGCCGCTCGCTTCCTGGAAAGCGACACGAAATGTCTCAATTTCGTCCTTCTTCTGGGTATATTGAGCACAAAACGATTCGCTATCGGAGACGAACGTCAAGCGGTGCGCATCGCGGGAAGACTCAGTGATGTAAGTGATGAATCTGTCAGTAGATGGTTTGTCGATGGAAATCAAAGCTATGGAAACAGGCACGTTAGTGAAGCCGAAAATGGTACCGAAGACCAAACCGCAAACCACCATGAGCTCGTCATAAGTAGAAGCGGTAACGTACACGTATGTTGAATGTTTTGTGTCGACAACGTCAAGTGGAAGCAATGCATCGTTGTCTTTCAATTGAAGATACACGATCAATTCAGCATTTGGTGGAACGTTAACTTCAAAACGAGTGTAAGGCAGTTCGGTGAGAAATTCGAATCGACGCACGGCAGTAGCCAGCTTATGCAATCCGCGAGCGACAACATCATTTTCGACGTTCACAATCGGGACAAAATCAGGTGCGGCCATTTCCAAATCAGGTGAATTTTCTTTCTTTTTCTTCTCAAACAAGGACTTGATTGACGAAGTTACTGATTTCTTCTTCTTCTTCTCTGTAGCGATAAGCGGTTCAAAATGATGACCGCGTAATGAAAAGTGCATGCGCGGACCGGATCCAAAACGTTTCTGGACTCGTCCAAGATAGTGAGAATGCAAACACACTTCAAAGTCGAACTCGAGGGCGCAAAGCATCAAAACATCAATATCGCCGTAAGCGTAAGGAGTCTCGAGAAGCACTCTCAGTTCGTCTAAATTCGCAAAACGAGCAAGATGCTTAGAAGAAAGCAGTCTCTCCTTCAATTCGTCGACTGATCCGTTGAATATTCCATTAGAAATAATGGAATAATAGCAGCAATTGCCATCTCCGACGGTGGGAGCTGTTTGCAGATCTTTATCAGTGCAGTTGTATGACAAGAGGCAGCATACACCGATAGTGTCTTGATTGGTGTGCAACGGATGTTCGAGCATTTCGACGTTGGGTATGGCACGGAAATTGCCGGCCATCATCTCGATGTGCAATGAGATGCCTTCGTCAGGGCCATACAATGTGCAAATTCCGTCGTGATGCAAGCATATAGGCACATAGTAGGCGTTGGCAATGTATTCAATGGTTTGTGCATCGGCCAACCTTTTGCGTAGAAAAACGTCGTCTTGTTCGGGAAAGACTTCGAGCGTTTCTTTCAACGCTTTGAATTTAGCGTACATTGAAGCTTCAGAGACGTACAAAAAGCCGAGATCGCTCAAAGCTGCAAACAACGAAACGAAGGCTCGATCAGAAGCGCGCGAACACTCAACGACGCGAACGTCGCATTTCGGAAACAGTACAGGTGGAACAGATTCGTTCAGGCTGTCTTCATCACATTCAAATGCCGGCGATTCTTTTCCAGACCAGTTTATAGCTTCGCCATCGGGTGTTCGAGGTCGAAATTCTTCAACTACAGGCGCTTCCCAAAATGCGTCGACAGCTTCCATTTCGTCGTCTTCGTCATCTTCTGATTCTTCAGCATCTTCGGCCAAGATTTCTTCTTCTTGTTGTTCTGAAACATTGCGACTGTACACACTAACTGATTTAGTTTCGCGTGGATGAGTAGCAAACAACTCTATCATAGCAGGCGTCGTTTCGATGGGCTTAGCGGGAGTGTTTGACAAAACGCACGTATACTCGATGTACAATTCACGGTCGTACAAGGCAACGGCCGAACCGAGTCGGCGAACAAAAAATTTGTCACCTTGATAGCCGGTGCACACGAAGTACAATGTGGCGGATAACATTCCTGACAATGGCTTGAAAAGAGTGACCTTCTCGAAATGACGAGTGATAAGATAGAGAGTTTCAGAGCAACGCATTGATGTACTCACGAATAAACTGCCGTTCAACCTCAGCTTTAAATCCAAAGTGGACATCAAAAAATGAGCTTCAGCGGCAGTGTCGACGTGAGCAATGACGTCATCGAATGGAGCAATAGCGTTCAACATGCGTTCGCGAATGACGCGATCAGCAATATCGCCATTAGTGTCGAAATTGATGTCATCGACGAGATCGTAATCGAATTCTGAACGATACGGCAAGATAGCCATCACCCTCTCAAACTGAGAATACCGCGCATATTCGTAAACAGAAGCGTGCGATACGTTGAAGACAAAAACGGGTCCGAATTTAAAAAACGGAAAGCGAGATTGAGCTTCAACGATGGGCATCGCACCGCAATCTGAATAATCGATTTTAGGAATGATCAAGCGTCTCCTGTTCATGATTCGACGCCTTCTCTCTTTCGAATCAAAGTTCGAGATGACAGCTTCAAGCAGCATAGGCAATTTTTTTGAACTCAAAGAATTCAATGTTCTCGTCGACGAGTAAGCTGAACGTGTCGGGCAATGATGTAATTTTCCTGCGCATCGGAGAAAGATGGTTGAATACGAGAGAAGTGCGCAAGACGTGATGTGTATCGCCATGTCCGTAGGCGATAGCGATAGTGTCAGTGTGTACGACAAAACGCACGCCATAAACAACGGCGGCGAAACGCAACACGTCAAGCGTGTACGGGCCATGAGTAGAAAGTTGTTTTTCCAACGATTCCGCTACTTCTCGCGAGTATCCTTCCTTTGAAGCGGCAAACAAAGTACGACGAACTCTTTCGGGATCGAATTTCAAGCAATAGGCGATAGTGTCGAGAACACAAGAGTGATCGCCACTAGCCTTAACGACAACAGCTTCTCCATCAAAAGTGGCCGGTATTTCTTCGGCAGCAGGCAGTGTTAATGCAATCCTGCCTTCATCATCTAAGATACTTTTGAAGTAACGAGAAACTATTGATCGATTAGGAGTGTGACGCAGAAATTCAACGTGCTGAGACAATGACAACGTGGTGGGCAACACCTCAAAGTCAATGTCGTATCTAAAAGACACGTCAGCAATGCTGTTGAAAAATCTTCGCAGCCAATTCTCCGGCTTGTCTTTCGGAACGGAAGTGCTCGCCGATTTGACGGCTTGTTCGAAAGTCGTATCCGTTGGAATAGCGACTTTGTGAGATTTGAATTGTCCGGAAAGAATCTTCCTAAAAAATTTCATGGCGAAGCTACTGGAAGAGAGCTTCCTATAATCCGTGATTTCTGTCATCAGTGCTTTCAAAATTCCTTGTTCTCGATAACGATCGATGTACACAATCAAGTAAACTGCGTGGCACAATGAGTGAATTTCGGCCATAGTCAACTCAACGTCAGATGAAACGGCAGTGCCGTTGACGTAAATGCGAACTTTGAGTGTCAATGCAAAATTGACTAAGTTAGCAGTCGTGTACTTTCCTTCGGGCAAGCTGAGAGCGTAAGCGTACAATCTCTCAAAATAACGTTTGTCGACGACGATGACTCTAGGCAAAAGATCTTTAACATCAACCGAGCCATAGCGATCGACAACGTCAAAGTAACGGACAACAATCTTGTCATCATCTCCGAAAGGAATCTTGATGTCGACTGGTGTTCTGTCGACAGACTGACTGGGTCGAACAATCTTGAAAAGCATAACGCCATCGTATTCTCCCAGCAATTGCACTAAATATGCTTCTTTCTTATCGCTAGTTTTGATTAAAGGATTCGCAATCAAATCCAAGTATGTGTGCAAATCATGTGTGTAACAATATTGATAGTCGCCTTTGAACCAAAATCTGATGACGGGTTTGTCATTGACGAGTTTCGTTTCCCACTCAAGTCCATTGTGTTCGCCGCGGGTCAACTTTGCTAAAATGTGCTTGTTGTAGTGAAAGTATCCGACAGCAGTCACGGCTTGAGCAGACTGCATCATATCAGCAATGTCGGAACCTGAATTGTCAAATGACGACATTCCGAAGAATAAATATTTCGCCTTGACAGTGCAAAATTGACTCTTTTTCGTGCAACAATTGACGCCTATAAGAAAATTTTCTGCGATGCGACGTTTGATTGGATCAAGATCCGTCGCTGCAATGCGCTGTAAATTTTGGACAGTATTGGCTTCTCGAACACAATTGTGAAAGTCGTTGCGCGGACCGCTGCAAGCATGCCAATCTGTGCGTTTCTCGTGAACGAGATGTAGTTTGTTGGCGCCGACTTCTTTAACGAGGCAATCGTATCCGATAGGAGTGCGCTCGAGTTCGTTGTTCATTATGCGCGTGGCGATGAATCTCATCACATGTGATTGAGCTTTGTGATAATCATGCGTGCCCATCGCTGCGTTCGGTTTCATCTGAATATTCAAATTCGGAAAAGCTGCCGTTAATCTCGTGAAATCTTGTGGATTAAGATATGTGGGCAGGCGAACGACGGTGCTGTTGCGAAGATGCAATTCGGTACGCATTGAGCTAGCATGGTTCATGTTATCCATGTAGCGTTGGAACACAGGGTTCTCATTTGACATTAGCCTCTTGGCCAATTCTTTCTGGGCTGCTGAGCCCGATTCCAGCTCGCAGATCTTAGCCATGAATTCACGTTCACGATTGACTGAAGTGAGCAACTCATTGGTAAGATCATACTGAGACTTACGGGACAACTCTGAGGTTGTATCCATTTTTATTTCTCTTTTTGTTTTGAATGGATCAAACGAACGAGAAAAGATTATTTC